ACGCGGATGCGTTGGTGGCGTATGTCGCGGGGAGGTCGGAATGACGGGCCTGCCCATCATCAGCGCCGACCAGCGTCTCGCCGAACACCGCGGCATCAAGGGCTGCATCTTCGGCAAGAGCGGGATCGGCAAGACCTCGCTGCTGTGGTTCCTCGACCCGGGGACGACCCTGTTCTTCGATCTCGAGGCGGGCGATCTCGCCATTGAGGGCTGGGCGGGTGACACCATTCGCCCGCGGACCTGGCCCGAGTGCCGCGACTTCGCCTGCTTTCTTGGCGGCGCAAATCCGGCGCTGCGCGACGACCAGCCCTACAGCCGGGCGCACTTCGAACACGTCTGCGAGCGCTTCGGCGATCCGGCGGTCCTCGATTGCTACCAGACCGTGTTCATCGACTCGATCACGGTGGCCGGCCGGCTGTGCTTCCAGTGGTGCAAGGGCCAGCCCCAGGCCTTCAGCGAGAAGACCGGCAAGCCCGATGTGCGCGGTGCCTACGGACTGCATGGCCAGGAGATGATCGCCTGGCTCACCCACCTGCAGCACACCCGGGGCAAGAACATCTGGTTCGTCGGCATCCTCGACGAGAAGCTCGATGACTTCAATCGCAGGGTGTTCGTCCCGCAGATCGAGGGCGCGAAGACCGGCCTCGAGCTGCCCGGCATCGTCGACGAGGTTATCACCCTCGCCGAGATCAAGAACGACGAGGGCCCAAGCTACCGCGCCTTCGTCTGCCACACCCTGAACCCGTGGGGCTACCCCGCCAAGGACCGAAGCGGCCGTCTCGACATGCTCGAGGAGCCGCGCCTCGACCGCCTGATGGCGAAGATCAAACAGCAACCCGCAAAACCGGCGGTGGAACGGCTCGAGTTTGGCCGCCCGTCCGTTGCCACCGCCGACCCTCAACCCTCTGATGAGACCGAAGGAGCTTAAGCATGACCACACTCTGGAACGACTTCAACTCCGCCGATGACCAGGCGAGCTTCGACCTGATCCCGAAGGGGACCGTGGTCAAGGTGCGGATGACCATCAAGCCCGGCGGCTTCGACGACCCGAGTCAGGGCTGGACCGGGGGCTACGCCACCCGCAACGCCTCGACCGGCTCGGTGTACCTGAGCTGCGAGTTCGTCGTCACCGAAGGCCCCTACGCCAGGCGGCGCCTGTGGAGCCTGATCGGGCTGCACAGCGAGAACGGGCCGAACTGGGCCAACATGGGCCGCTCCTTCATCAAGGGGATCCTGAACTCGGCGCGGGGCCTTCACCCCGATGACCAGTCGCCCAACGCCCAGAACGCGCGGCGTATCGCCGGCTTTGCCGACCTCGACGGCATCGAGTTCCTTGGCAGGGTGGACGTGGAGAAGGACGTCAACGGCGATCCGAAGCACGTGATCAAGGCGGCCGTGACGCCCGAGCACAGGGACTATGCCGCCGTGATGGGAACAAGAGCGCCCCAGGCGCCCGCAAATCCCTCGTCGGCGACGAGCCATTCTCCGCAACCCTCACCGCAACCCGCGGCGCCGGCCAACGGCCGCCCCAGCTGGGCGCAGTAAGGAGGATCTGACACGTGATTCTCCGACCGCGCCAGCGGATCTTCGTGGAGCGCGCCCTCGGCGCGCTTCGCGAACACCGCAACACCCTCGGCGTCGCTCCTACCGGGGCTGGCAAGACGATTCTGTTCTCGGCGGTGACCGGTGCTGTCGTGAAGGACAGCGACGCCAAAGCCTGCGTCCTCGCCCACCGCGATGAGCTGACCGGCCAGAACCAGAGCAAGTTCCGCAAGGTGAACCCCAGCGTCACCACCTCGGTGGTCGACGCGAAGGAGAAGTCCTGGAATGGCCAGACCACCTTCGCCATGGTCCCGACCCTCGCGCGAGAGTCGAACCTCAGGCAGATGCCGGCTCTGGATCTCCTGGTGATCGATGAGGCCCACCACGTCGCCGCGCCGAGCTACCGGCGCATCATCGACCACGCCCGGGAGAAGAACCCCGACGTCGCGATCTTCGGCGTTACCGCCACCCCGAACCGGGGTGACAAGAAGGGCCTTCGGCCCGTGTTCAGCAACGTCGCCGACCAGATCACCCTCGGTGAGCTGATCCGCTCGGGGCATCTGGTGCCGCCTCGCACCTTCGTCATCGACGTCGGCACCCAGGAGGCGCTCCGGGACGTCCGGCGCACGGTCGACGACTTCGACATGAAGGCGGTCGACGCCATCATGAACCAGAAGCCCGTCACCGACGCGGTGATCCGCCACTGGCAGGAGAAGGCAAGGGCGCGCAAGACCGTGGTCTTCTGCTCCACGGTCGATCACGCCGAGAACGTGACCCGCGCCTTCACCGAAGCCGGAATCCCCGCCGTCCTGGTCCACGGCGAGCTCTCCACTCTTGATCGCAAGGCGGCCCTCGCGCGCTACGAGACGGGCGATGCCCAGGTCATCGTTAACATTGCCGTGCTCACGGAAGGCTACGACTACCCGCCGACCGACTGCATCGTGCTCCTGCGGCCGAGCTCCTACAAGTCGACCCTGATCCAGATGGTCGGCCGGGGGCTTCGCACGGTCGATCCGGATCTCTACCCCGGCGTCACCAAGACCGACTGCATCGTCCTCGACTTCGGTACCAGCACCCTGATGCACGGCTCCCTCGAGCAGGACGTCAATCTCGACGGCCGCGAGGGATCCGGAGAGGCGCCGATGAAGGCGTGTCCCGGATGCGACGCGCAGGTGCCGCTGGCGACGCGCGAGTGTCCCCTGTGCGGCTACGTGTGGGAAGGCGAGGAGATCGATGACGCCGTCGACATGGGCGATTTCGTCATGACCGAAGTGGACTTGCTCAGTCGCTCGGCGTTTCGGTGGTGCGACCTCTTCGCCGATGACGCGGCGCTCATGGCCACCGGCTTCGATGCCTGGGCCGGGGTGTTTTTTCTGAACGGCCGCTGGTACGGCGTCGGCGGCGGCAAGGAGGTGGCGACCAAGCTGCTCGCCCTCGGCGAGCGCACCGTGTGTCTCGCTGCGGCGGACGACTGGCTGAACGACCACGAGTCGGACGATACCGCGAAGAAATCGAAGCGCTGGCTGAACCAGGCGCCCACGGCGCAGCAGCTCCAGTACCTGCCCGCCGCCATCCGGTCGGACTTCAGCCTGACGCGCTACCGGGCCTCGTGCCTGCTGTCCTTCTACTTCAACAAGCGCGCCATCCAGCAACAGGTGTTCGGGGCCGAGAAGACCCGGGAGGCGGCGTGAATGCTCTGCGCAGTCTGCGGACGGGAAGGGCGGGGCTACTGCTGGGTGTCGGATCCGAAGGGACCAAGAGACCCGGAGGGCAAGCGGTACTTCAAGCGCTTCTGCAGCCGGAAGTGCCAGCTGATTCACAGCCGGCGCTCGAAGGCCGGAGGGGGCGTCGTGATTGATCCGACCCACAACGAGATCGCGGCCATGGAGGCGACGCTCCCCTCGCTGGGTGAGTTCGTGGCGTCCGTCGGCATGGACCGGCCGCTCGCCGACTACACCCGGGAAGAGATCCTGCAGCTCGTCGACGTGGTCCTGACCGCGTACTTCGAGAACCTGCGCGATACGACGCCCGACGACGTGCCGTTCTGAAGGGGAGGACCATGCTCGATTTCAACTCCTCGCGCTCCTTGAGTGAGCGCGTCACCGGCTACATCGACGAGGCCCTGTCTGCCGAGCGAGGCGGCCAGACGCCCCGTGAGTACCTCGGGGCGTCGCGCCTCGGTGTCGAATGCGACCGGGCCCTGCAGTACGAGTACCTGAACGCCCCGGTCGATCCCGGACGCGAGTTCTCGGGCCAGACCCTTCGCATCTTCGACGCCGGCCACGTATTCGAGGATCTCGCCATCCGCTGGCTCAGGGCCGCGGGCTTCGAGCTCTACACCGAGACGGCCCAAGGCGGCCAGTTCGGCTTCTCGGTGGCCCGGGGCCGGATCCGCGGCCATGTCGACGGCATCATCGCCGGCGGCCCGGACACGCTCAACCTCCGCTACCCCGCGCTCTGGGAATGCAAGTCCCTCAACGCCAAGTCCTGGAAGGACACCGCGAAGCGGGGCGTGGCCCTCGCCAAGCCCGTCTACGCTACCCAGATCGCCCTGTACCAGGCGTACATGGAAGGGCGGGTGCCGGGCATCAGCGAGAACCCTGCGCTCTTCACCGCCATCAACAAGGACACCGCCGAGCTCTATTTCGAGGCGGTGCCCTTCGACAGCGCCCGGGCGCAGAAGGCCTCGGACCGGGCGGTGAACATCTTGAGGGCCTGCGACGCCCACGAGCTCCTGCCGCGCGTCGCCCGCGATCCCACCCACCACGTCTGCAAGTTCTGCCCCTGGCAGGACCGGTGTTGGGGAGGCGGGCAATGACGCAGGCCGCCCAGCTGTGGCGCGACTTCAACGACGCGCCGGATCTCGTCGTCCCGCCAACTCGGCTCGACGTCCACCAGATCCGCCAGGACCTCTTGGCCAACCTCCCCGCGACCCTTGAGTGGCTGCTGCCACAGGGGCAGGTGAAGGGCAGGGAGTTTGTCGTCGGGGATGTCGACGGCAACCCGGGCGAGAGCCTGTCGGTCGCGCTCGAGGGACCCAAGGCCGGCATGTGGTACGACTTCGCCACGCGACAGGGCGGCGACATCCTCGGGCTGTGGGCGGAGGCTCGGGGACTCGACACCAAGCGCGACTTCCCCGAGATCCTGCGCCAGGCGGCGATGTGGCTCGGCGCGAGCCCCGCGCCGTGCGAGACCGCGGCGCGACCAAAACCGAAGCGCCGCGCGGACGGTCATCTCGGTGCTCCGACCGGCCGCTGGGACTACCGCGACGCCGACGGCCAGCTCATCGCCTGCGTGTACCGCTACGACCTGCCCGATGGCAACAAGGAGTTCCGGCCGTGGGATGTCGCGACCCGCAAGACCCGCATGCCGGATCCGCGGCCGCTCTACAACCTCCCCGGCATCAAGGACGCGACCCACGTGGTCCTCGTCGAAGGGGAGAAGGCTGCCGAGGAGCTGATCTCCCAGGGCATCCCCGCCACCACCGCCATGGGCGGCGCGAGCGCACCGGTCGACAAGACCGACTGGACGCCGCTTGCGGGCAAGCACGTGCTGATCTGGCCCGACAAGGACGAGCCGGGGTGGACCTACGCCGAACGGGCGAGATCGGCCCTGTCGCGGGGAGGTGCGGCGACGGTGGCCGTTCTGGTCCCGCCTGAGGACAAGTCGAAGGGATGGGACGCGGCGGACGCGGTGGCGGAAGGTATCGATGTCGCCGAGTTCATCCGCAGCGCGGAGAAGGTGACGGAGACGGCACCCGAACCCGATCTGATCCCCGCCTTCACCTACGGCCACTATCTGGACGATGACTCGCCGACACCGCCGGACCTCATCGCGCCGCGCGTGCTGACGCCCGGCGGCATGCTGGTCTTCGGCGGCGCGCCCAAGGTCGGCAAGAGCGACTTCCTGCTGTCGATGCTGGCGCACATGGCCGCTGGCGTCGAGTTCCTCGGCATGGCGCCGTCGCGCCCCTTGCGCGTGTTCTTCCTGCAGGCCGAGGTGCAGTACCCCTACCTTCGCGAACGGCTGCGCTCGATCCCGCTGCCCGACGGTGTGGTGAAAGTCGCGCGCGAGAACCTCATCATCACCCCGCAGATCAAGATGCTGCTCGACGAGAACGGCGTGGAGCGCGCCGCCCGCACGATCGCCCACCACTTCCCGAACGACCCCGTCGACGTCCTGGTCGTCGATCCGCTGCGAAACGTGTTTGACGGCGGCGAGGGCGATGCCGGCGAGAACGACAACTCGGCCATGCTGACCTTCCTGCAGGATCGGCTCGATCGACTCCGTGATCGCGTCAACCCGTCCGCCGGCGTCGTCCTCGCCCACCACACCAAGAAGATCTCGGCCGGCTTGCTCAAAGAGGACCCGTTCCAGGGGCTCTCCGGGGCGAGCAGTCTTCGCGGCTACTACAGCGCGGGCATGATCATGCACCGGCCAACCGAGGACTCATCGATCAAGCGACTCGACATCGAGCTCAGGAACGGTCCGGCCTTCGGTCCTCTGTACGTCGACAAGGTCGAGGGCCGGTGGGTCGCCATGGACCGCCACAGCGAGCGGCTGGTCAACCAGCAGTACGGGGCGAAGCTCGATGCCGAGCGGCTGCGCAAGCACGACGTGATCCTGCAGACCATCTTCAGCGAAGCGCGGGAGAAGCGGCTCTACGTCGCCATGCAGTTCGCGGAGGCCTTCGAGAACCGCGGCTCTCTCGGCAGCCGCCACACGATCCGCGAGCGTCTGAGTGTCCTCGAAACAAAAGGCCTCGTGAAGTTCGTCCGCGACGCATCGCCGTTCGGTTTCCCGAAGACGCGTTCGCGCTGGGGCTACCTCTGCGTCCAGGACATGACGTTCGGTGAACCCGACTACGACGTGGACAAGGAGACGGGCGAGGCCGGTCCGATTCGAAATCGCGTCCTGCCGAGCCACTTCAAATGCCCGCAGACGGGCGCCTGCCTGCCGGTGGAAAACCCGCAGCGCTGGGTGTACCCGAAGGGCGTCGAGGACGAGCTCACTCTTATGAGTGAGGCCTAACTCTTATGATTGAGCTCACTCTTATTCCGAACGATTTCAACCACTTAACCCCAAAAAAAGAGTTAGGCGGCTAACTGTTCACCTCACTGTTCTCACTGTTCATTTTTGCCATGGAAAACAACGACTTAACCACCGAAAAAGAGTTGGGATATCTCCCCCTATCAAAGATAGGGGTGCGCACAGCAGTGCGCCCCCCGTTCTTTGATGGTCGGGCGGCCCGACGACCACCCCGGACCCCCTCGACGACGGAGCCCAGATGACGACCACGACGACCATCCTCACCCTCGACCTCGGCACCACCACCGGGTGGGCACTGCACCGCACCGGCCAGCCGGTCACAAGCGGCACGGCCGTGTTCCGCAACGACCGCTACCAGGGGGGCGGGATGCGCTACCTCAGGTTCACCCGCTGGCTCGACACCACCCTCGAGACGGTCGGTCGCATCGACGCCGTCTACTTCGAGGAGGTCAGGCGTCACCTCGGTGTCGATGCCGCACACGCCTACGGCGGCTTCCTGGCGCACCTGACGGCGTGGTGTGAGCGAGGCGGCGTTCCCTACGAGGGCGTGCCCGTGGGAACGATCAAGCGACACGCGACGGGCAAGGGCAACGCCTCCAAGGCGCAGATGATCGAGGCGATACGCCGGCGGGGTCACGACCCCGCCGACGACAACGAGGCCGACGCGCTGGCCATCCTGCACTGGGCACTTGAAACACGACTCGGAGAGACGGCATGACCGCGGCACTACCTGACACCGACACCTGGCACGAGACGCTGATGGCGTGGGGTGCCTACCGCACCGGCTACA